AAGTTGCCGTCTTCGGCGCCGGGCTCGCCTGCCCCGATGGACATGCCGCGCGGGCGCACGCCTGCTTCCTCATTGCCGCGGAACAGATCCACGATCTGCTTGGCGTAGGTGCGGGCCTGCGCCGACCCCTTGCCGCGCGGTGCCAGCACATGCACATAGATCTGGCCGCTCTCGCGAAACAGGTTGCCATCCTGCGGGTCGGCGCCGATCGACGCCTGGTCGTAGAAATCGCCATAGACCTCGACCAGCAGGAAATAGGCCGGCGGATTCGGCAGCTTCCAGATCTCATTCTCGAAATAGATCGCCGTCGCGGTCCACTTGGCCCGCAGATAGCTTTCGATCCCGGCAAAGGCGGCGGCGCTCGACATGGTCAGCGATTCAGGTTGAGCACGACGGATGGATAGGTCAGCGCTTGGCCCGCGGCAATGTCCTTGCGTGGCGCCAGGAAGCTGCGGCCTGCGCGAAACGCGCTCGAACGGCTGGAGCGCGACGCAGACCGCAACGGTGATCCGCCTTTCAGGATGTACGGAATGGACGGATGAACACCGGTCGCGATGTTGAGAAACCGGGTCTCGGCGATCACGATCTCACCATAGCGGCTGTTGATCATGCGCTTCGTCCCGTCGAAGACGCGGCGGCGCGAGACGCCGAGGAGTCCAGCCTCCACCTTGCGGATATAAGGCTGGAAATTGGTGACGATGATCTCGGCATCGGCGGGGATGTCGTCGAAATCCGTCAGCATCCTGCCGCCGCTGATCACGATGAAGGAGGATGCGAACCGCCCGCTTTTGCGAGGGCTGCGCTTTTGCAGTTCGGCCAGCGCGAACAGGATCACCGGCTTCCACCAGACGAATTCGTAGAGGATCGGGCCGGGCGCACGGACGGCGGTCTCCGGAGCGCCCTCGATGCGATTGACATAGCGCCGGTAAGACGGGCTTCCCTCGCCTCGCTGGATGACGCGCTCCAGCTCCTCGCGCGCGAATTTCGCCAGCGCGGTGTTGATCCGGTCGGGCTCGACGTCCGCAATCGCAAGACGCAAGTCCCGGTCGAACGTCTCGAACTTCGCCATCAGCCACGCACCAGAAGCTCGATCCGGACGAGCGTGTTTGCGACCAGCTTACGCCGTACGAAATAGATGCTGAGAGTCCGGCCGCCGAACACGGCCCATTCATCCTCGAGAGGTTCTCCATACGCGCCGAGGCCGGTCGGCGAGAGCACGATCATGCTGTCGCCCTGCTTCGACGAGCCGACGAACTTTTCCGGCCGCAACGACGTCTGATATCCCTTCACCGTGACCGTCGCGCTTGGCGTCTGGTTGTCCCCGCGTTTCAGGACAAGCGTGGAGCCATGCAGGGACAGCTGCCGGTCGAGAGACCTGATCGCGGTGGACGGCGTCATACTGTCCATATCCTCAGCGTCGACAGCAGCCGGTCGCAGGAAGCCTCGACGACCTTGCCTGCCGTCTCGGACAGGGTGAATTCCTGCCGTCCGATATCCTCGACCTCGTCGGCGCGCAGATATAGGCTTTCCACACCCAGCGACTTCAGATGCTGCACCGACAGGATGATTGCCTGCCGCGCCTTCTCCGGCACAGGGCCGGTCTGCATGTCGCCGCCCGTGGCGCCGGCTGAGCCGTTGTAGCCCGCCTTGAAGCGCACCCGCACGGCGTCGTCGTATGAGCCTGTGGCAGGCCAGCTTTCGCCGGGCCTGAGCATCAGCGAGGTCTCGTTCACGCGATACACGCCTGCATCGAGCGTCTGCTCGACGCCGACAGCATCGAGATACTTGACCGATTCCACCTTGATCAGCGGCGGATAAGGGAGGCGGATTACGCCGCGACAGGCGATCTCCGAAAAGCAGCCCGCGACGATCTCCAGCGTCTGCGGGCCGAGCGCGCGTCCGAGCCATCCTCCCGGCCCGTCGATATCCTCCGTCACCGCCTGGATCATGGCGGTGACGGCGATCGCCGACGGCGTCACGATCGCGGCGGGTGGCGTGATAACCCGGACGCGCATGATGGTCAGTTCGCTGCTGACGCCAAACCGAGAACCGTGGCACCCTGCACGGACGGTTTCGCGCGGGGCCTGAGAACGGCAATAACGGAGCCGAAGGCGATATTCGCGGTGGCGGACACGCGCACGGCCTGAACATAACGCTTCGCCGGACGGAACACTTCCGAAACGAGGGCCTTGTCGTTGATGTCGTCGTTTGTGGCGCAGGTGGCGGATACCGAAGTTCCGGTGACTTCCGCCATGCTGGTGTCGCTATCGGCGTCGTTTTGCTCGATTTTCAGGGTTGCCACGCCGGTAGCGACGCTATCGGTAACGACGGCGACGAACGATACGGACTCGTAGTCGATCATGTCGATGCGTGAGGAATTGCTGTCGGTGTTGTTGGCAGCAGCGACAGGAGCGCCGACCACGCGGTATTCGAGATTATCGGATAGCTTGTGCATCTCCGCAGTTCCTTCTGAGATTGGTTTCTGGCAGGAGGCCGGCATCTTCGGTGCCGGCCATGGCGCGTGCGAAAGATCAGTCGCCGAACTTGAGGAACTTCAGCGATTCGAAATTGATCGCCGCGCCGCCGACGCGCTTCGTCGTGTAGAAGCCGACATAGGGCTTGTTGGTGAGCGCGTCGCGCAACACACGGATGCCGATGCGATCGACGATCTGGTATGTCTCGCGGAAGTCTCCAAAGCCGATCGAGAGGCTGTCAGCGGCGACCGCAGGCATATCCTCGCCCTCGACAACGTTGAAGCCGAGGATGGTGCCACCGGAGAGCGCGGAGAGGGATGGCTGCCAGGCATAATTGCCCTGACCGTCCTTCAGCTTGCGCACGGCGCCGACCGTCGCCCTCGACGCCATGAAGTTCGCGTTCTGGCGATACTGCGCCTTGAGCGAATAGACGAGGTCGATCAGCTTGTCGGTGCCGTTCGTGGTCGTGCCGAAGCTGCCATCGGTGCCGGTGAGAATGTGCTGGAAAGTGCCCCAGGCCCGGCTCGCATCGGCGGTGGCGGCCGTCGGATAGGACAGGATGCCGCGCGGCTTCAGAATGCCGTCGCCGGTGAGAAAAGCGGCATTCTCGGTACGGGCGAACTTGTCGGACGTCTTGTCCGCCAGCCAGCCCTCGATATCGAACATCGAATCGTCGAGCAGCTTCTGCGTGACCTGCGGAAACGCATATAGCTCATGCACCGGGATCTCCCACTTGCCGAGCTGCGGCGTTGCCGTCGCCGGTCGCGCCTGCGTTTCTCCGACCCAGCCGGCGACGCCCTCACCCAGATCGTTGAAGCCTTCGAGCCGGTCGGTGCCGATCGTGACAACCGACGCGACCTGCCGCATCGGCGTGGTTTCGTAGACACGCTTCACCATGCGGCCGGAAACGTCGGGGACGACGGTATATCCGCCGTCCGGATCGGAGCCGACCGACATGGCCTTGCGCTCTTCAGCGGTCAGGCGTTCGCCTTTGCGCATGTAAGCCACGAAGCCGGCCTTGTAGGCGCGATAGCCCTCAAGATCGATCTGCTCGCCGCGCTCTGCCGAGAAAGTGGCCGCAGCCTTGCGTTCTTCCTTGTCGTCATCGCCGCCGCCGCCCAACGCGACACGGTTCAGCTTCGTCTCGATTTCGTCGGCGCGCTTCTTCGCCTCGTCCTGAAGCTTGTCCAGAGCGGCGTTCAGCTTCTCGACCTTTTCGGAGGTCACGGTGTCCGCGCTGCCGAGCTTCTTGATCTCGGCCTGCATTTCGTCATTGGCCTTTTTGAAGGCGTCAAAGGTAGCGCCCTGCTCTTCGAGCAGTTTCTTCAGTTCCGGGTCCATATGGACCTCCTCTATTGCGGTGAACGGGAGAGCGTTGCGATGTTGCGGCGGATCAGCGCCGCGATGTCAGCATTGGCCTCATCCCGAGGGTCCGCAGCCTTGAAGCCGCCGGCCGCGATTGCCTTGGCGGCGGCATGCGAGAAGCCGCCTGCATCCCGCAGGAACTCCTCGAATTCACGTATGGTCCTGATTCCGGCCGACTTCACCTGCGCCACGCGGGCGGCGCTGTTGGCCGGCATCTGGACAACCGAAACCTCGAAAAGATCGATCTTCTTCAGCGTCCGGCGCGGCTCGGTCGGTTTTGTGCCGAGTTCGAATTCCTTGGCCCGGTAACCGATGCTCAGGCCGTCGAGCACGCGCTCGCGCATGGCGGAGTGGATGACCTTGCCCCGCTCCGTATCGAGCGCGATCAGCTTTCCCTCGACGGCGAGCCCGGTATCGTCCTCCTCCATCGACGTCCACTTGCCGATGGCGAGCCCGTCCATATCCCCCATCCCCCAGCCGCCATGCTGGACGAGCATGGGCGGCAAGCGCTTTTGCTTTTTCCACTCCTTCAGCGTTTCCCGAAACGCCCCTTTCAGGATGACGTCGCCATAGGCGTCGACATTGCCAAACACCGCGCCATAGCCGGAAAAGGTGCCGATCGCGGTATCGCCGTCGGCGAACTTCACTTCCAGCGGTGCGAAGAAGAGGTCCTGCTTCATGCTGGTTTCTCCGAAGGATTGGCGGGCTTCGCGATGGGCTGAGGCAGCTTGTCGGCTTCCGGCTCGGCGCTCAGCTCCATCTCTTCAAGGCCCCGGACATCGTTCTGCGTCAGCCAGCCCTTCGAGCCGCCGGAACCGAGCCCTTTCGCGTAGTATTCTGCCCGATCCTTCGCAGCGCCGCGCATCAGGGCATTGGGATTGAGTTTGGTGTAGAAGCCGGCGCGCCGCTGGTCATCAGTGAGCAGGTTGACGTCGGCGGACTGCTCGGTACGTTGATACCAGGGCATCAGCGTATGAACGACGTGTGCGAGAAAGAACTGCTCGGCGCTGGCGAAT